CCGCATATCGACGCCGCTATGAAGGAATACGGCATAACCGTACCGCTTGATCAGGCGATGTTTATTGCCCAGATGGGGCATGAAAGCACCAGATTTACCCGGCTGGTGGAGAGCCTGAATTACGCGGTTGAAAACCTGGTACCGACGTTTGGTAGCCACCGCATCACACAACAGCAGGCCGCCGCACTTGGCAGAACGGCAACGCAACCGGCAAACCAGAAAGCGATCGCCAATTTGGTATACGGTGGTGAGTGGGGAAAAGAACACCTTGGCAATCAGGTTACCGGTGATGGCTGGAAATATCGCGGTCGTGGGCTGAAACAGGTTACCGGCCTGAGCAACTATCGCAGTTGTGGCCACGCGTTGAAACTGGACCTTGTTACCCACCCGGAGCTGCTTGAACAGGATGAATACGCCGCGCGCTCAGCTGCATGGTTCTATTCGTCTCGCGGTTGCCTGCTTCATTCCGGCGACGTGGAGCGCGTGACACTTCTTATCAATGGCGGCAGAAACGGGTTGGATAAACGCCGCACGCTGTTTAACCTGGCGAAATCCGTTCTGGTGTGAGGTGAATGTGGGTATCGAAACGATAATAGGGCTGGCCGCACTGGTCATTTCCGCCATTGCAGGCGCTTTTGGCCTGGGCCATATCCGCGGCACCAGCAAAGCGGAAGCTAAAGCCGATCAGCAACGCACTGAAGAGAAGGCCGCCGCCACTGAAGCAGTTGCAGAGCGCCGGGTTGAAGCAACAAAAGAGGCCCGCAATGTACAGCAGAGTGTTAACCACATGCTTGATGACGATGTTGATCGCGAGCTGCGTGACACGTGGAAGCGTCCCGGTGGTGGTTGATACCGCCTGTGACTGGGTAAAACCAATCTACCTAACGGATCACGACATCGACGTTCTGGAGCGCCAGACGAAGAAAGACATCCTGGCGCATAACAAAGCGTGGCAGGCGAACTGTTCAAAATCTTGAAGTAATAATTTCAACATGGATGCTTTAAAAGCATCCTGCCTTGTTCAAGTATTACGATTATTGATTGGATGAGAAGAAATTCGTAACTTTGCCGAAAAGCTGTTCATAAAACTCAACACCTAGCCTAGCGAGCTCTGTTGGATGGCGAGTTGTTAATGGTTGAGAAAGATGTGATTCAGGTGGCAAATAATGTACACCTCTGTTAATTACCTCTTTCACTTCAACAGTTTCTGGAGTGAAGGTTACGACTAGAGGATGGCTACCACGATATTCATGTATGTCTGTCCCTCTCATAACTAACTTTTCAATATGTACTGGTTCTCCAGGGGTAGCTACGTCAAATCCAAGATGAAAGCTTCCTGGAACTCGTTTAGCCACATCCTGAATTGAGTGCGTATCCGCGTTCCTGGCTTGTTTAAGATAACGCAAAAGAGGATCTGAGCTTCTCAGGGCATTTTCTTTCGAAAGAAGGGTATTGAATTTTTCTTTATGAGGATTACAGGCTCGTTGGAGTTTCTCGAAGATTTTTTCTAAACGGTTGAGGAAATCGCACCATGCTTCTTCGTATTCTTCATAATTTTTTGCTGAGACCATCCTCTCAAAGCAACGCTTAGAGGCATTCAATTCTTTTTGGGCAGGAATAAAATCCATATGAAATTGCATAATAAATCTCTCAAGTTTCGTTGCCAGGTATTCAACAGATAATAATCGGGTATCGACATGAAAGTCATCATTGATGGCGTAAGTTATTACCCATGTGTAGGGGAAAGTTATCCTATTGGTATAGCAATCACTACGCATGATCGAGCCGACATTCTGAAGAGCTCACTTGAACAGCACATGAAGCATCTGCCTGCCGGAGCGCTGGTGATTGTAGTTGACGACGGCTCTAAACCTGCCGCAGTAGTGCCTGACGGCGTGCAGCTGCTTCGCCATGAAACATCACTCGGCATTGTCGCTTCGAAGAACGCCAGCCTGTCAGCCCTGATGGATGCCGGATGTGAGCATCTCTTCCTGTGGGACGATGACGCCTGGCCCATCGCTGATAACTGGCACTTGCCTTACATAGAATCACCCGAGCCACACCTGGCTTACCAGTTTCTCGATCTGGCAGGGACAAATAAGTTGAAGGATATGGCGGTCCTGTACCGGGATGATAAGCACATCGCTTACACCGGGCAGCGCGGCGTGATGCTGTATTACCACCGTAGCGCTATCGAGAAGGTTGGCGGTTTCGATCCGGTTTACGGTCGCGGCATGTACGAACACAGCGACCTCGCCCTGCGCATCCATAATGCTGGCCTGACGACATGGGCTTATGGTGATGTGGTCGGTTCAGAAAAACAGATCCATTCACTCGATGAGCATGAAGCCGTAGAGCGTTCGGTACCGCGTCCCGACCGACAGGCGCTGGTGGAACGTAACGTGAAGATCCACAACGAACGGCGTGATGCCGGGTTTACTGGTTACGTTGAATACCGCCAGCAGCGCGACGTGGTTATCACAACGCTGCTCACCAGTCAGCCTGACCCGCAGCGCGGCACGAGAATGGTGGCCTCGCCTGACATGCTGAGCAAATGGGCGGCCTCGCTTCGCCAGTGTGGGCGTATAGCGCTGGTGGATGAATTACTGACAGCCCCGGCAGATGTTGAGCTGTATCTCGTACCTGACGTGAAGATGAATGTCTACTTCCGTCGCTGGCTGCACATCTGGCAGCACCTGCGAGAACACCCTGAATACCGGTTCGTCTGGTGTACCGATGGTACCGATGTCGAAATGCTTCGCGCGCCGTGGGAAGAAATGGAAGCCGGAAAGGTGTATGTCGGTTCAGAACCAAAGACCTACGCCGATACCTGGGCAAAGCAGAATCATCCGGAGCGCATCTATCAGGAGTTCATTGAAGAGCACCGCAACGATGTGATGCTAAACGCTGGGCTGCTGGGGGGTACCCGCGCTGATGTGATGGCGTTCGCTCACGGCATCATCCGTCTTTACTACCGGATCGAGAGCTATCGTTTCTGGAAGAAAGAACAGGCTGGCGCCGCGGTGGGTGACATGCTGGCGTTCGGTATTGTCGCGCAGTCATTCGCTGACAGGCTGGTTACCGGCCCTCTGGTACATACCGTTTTCAAAACTGATGGGATAGGTAAACAGGCAGCCTGGTGGAAACATAAATAATCTGAGGTGGATATGCCATTAGAAAATCGCGTTATGATTTTGGAGAAAGAGATTGTGAATCTAAAAGGTACGCCGATTGAAATTAAAATTTCTTCTAATCTAATTGTTAGCCAGTCCGAAACTGCGGATGGCAAACGTTCTGAACTTAATATTAAAGGGTTGCTGACGGTTAGTTCAAATAGGGGCTAGAAAGCCCCTGTATAGCAATTCACTTTGTTAAAGATCAATCTTTTCGATTGAAATTAGCATATAAAGAAGCTGCTTCCGTGAAACCAAAGCCGTCTAAATCTTTAATGAATTCATCACGCTGCTGTGGCGGAAGTTTTGCAAGCAACACGCCAATCACAATTTTCAATCGGCTAAGTTCTTCGTTAACTTCCTTTAAAGTTTGTGCATTTGTGCTAACGGTCAGATCAATTTGATGTCGAGACATTTCTTTTCCTTTTATGAGCATATCAGCCATAGCCCTAAGCTGAGTGCGCCAGTGTCCCACCACTGACGGGCTGAATGCTTACCTTAACCAGGCTTAGTGAAAAGTAACACCCTGATATACAAACAGTAGCCGCCATGGTGCGGCTTTTTTATTGGAGATTCGTTGGTGGCTGAAGATATAAAGTTTGTGGTGGTCGGCCATCATACCCGCTTAGGACATGCACAACGTCTTGCTGCGCTGCTGCATGCTCATCTGCTGGTTGATGACGATAACCACGGCGCGAACTGGAATCATCGCCGCGCGCTTGAGTGGGCAGCAGAACAAACCTGCCGGATAGTTGTTGTTGAAGATGATGCGATGCCAGTGGACTTGTTCTTCGCTCCAGTCACGAGCTGGCTAAAACGCTTCCCTGATTCCTTGATTAGTTTCTACCTTGGCACTGGTCGCCCACCTCAGTATCAAATGCAGATAGCCGAACGGCTGATAGTTGCTGATAAGACTCAGGCTGACTACATCACACTGCCGCGGCTGATACACGGCGTTTGTTATAGCGTACCTCCTCAGCATATTGAACGAGTCATTTCTCGATGGGACAGAAGCAAGCCTGCCGATTATGCCGTTGGTGATGCCTATGGCGGGGCTGTGGTTTATCCGTGTTACTCGCTGGTGGATCATGCTGATGGTGAGTCTGTTGAGCGTCACCCTGACTCAGCGCCACGGACAGAACGCCGACGAGCGTGGAGGTTGCATGTCTAAGCTAACAACGTTAAAGCCACGCCTGAAAGCCATTGATACGCGACGCATCAAGCCAATCTACGGTGAGCAGCGCCGCATAAGTGGAAGTGCAAGGGTGAGTTTGAAGCGCCGTATCTATGCGCGTGACAGTGGTCTCTGCTGTATGTGTAATCGGGTTGTTGATTTGACTGACAGTGAACTCGACCACCGCATCGCGCTTCAATTCGGAGGCGATAACTCGGAGCGCAACCTGTGGACGCTCTGCACTGAATGTCATGCAGGTAAGTCTGCACGTGAGGCCGCTACGGGTCAGCCTGATGAACAAGCCCTGAAGCATGAGGTGCATGATGGCGATCAGGAATCAGGGTTTGTAGGGCTCTGATGCCTGCCAACCCCGGGGGGGGTATCATCCAGAGTAAACATCGATCGCCCTGGACACCTCGCCCCCTCTCATTCGCAGAAAAAATCCCCCTCTGGAGGGTGTAAACATGTTAACAGCGCAGAAGCGGAAATATGCTCTCGCGCTGATGTCCGGGATGTCTCAGAAGGATGCGGCAATAAAGGCGGGATATTCTGAAAAATCCGCGCGTTCCAAGGGGTCGCAGCTTGCTAAAGACCCGGAGGTCATCGCGTTTATTGAGCGAAAAAAACGAGAAAAAGTTGAGGTGGATGACGAGCCTGCGTATCGCAGAAATGTTTATACCCCAGCAGTAAACACGCCTGAAGAAAAACGACCTCCTGCGGCATCGTCCGCCGGTGAGTATGAAGACCCTCTCGACTTCCTGAAATCGGTTATGAACAACGTTGGTTACGAAATCGAAACCAGGAAAGATGCTGCGAAGGCCATGCTGCCTTATATGCATCAGAAGAAAGGAGAGGGCGGTAAGAAGGATGCAAAAGCTGAGGCAGCCAAAAAAGCGGCCAATAAGTTTGCCATCCAACAACCGCCGAAACTGGTGGTTAACAATCGCGGGAATACATAATGCCGGAATGGACAACAGCCTGCCCTGACTGGGCGGAGCGCCTGAAGAAAGGCCAGTCTATTATTCCTGCCCCGATTTACCCGGAGCAGGCTGAAATAGCCCTGAGCGTTTTCAGGCAACTGAAAATCGTTGATGCTCCAGGATCGCCAACTTTCGGTGAGTCCTGCGCACAGTGGGTTTTCGATCTCGTTGCCGCGCTGTTCGGCTCCTATGATGCCGAAACCGGCCGCAG